GACGCCGGAGTCGAGTTCATCAACAACGTCTCCCACATAATAGAACGAATGGATCAGGACATCTTTCTATTCGGAAATAATTATGATCATGCACACTGGTGTAAGGCCGACATTGTTAATGCCGTATGGCCGATGGAGATTGATAAGCTCCTGTGGGCGATGCGGCATCGCCCAGCCGAGTTTTGGGAACGTTTCGGCAAGCAATGCCAAGCCTCAGTAATCTTCTTTCGTGTCTTTGACTACTCAAGACAGTTTGTAGCTGAATGGTTGAAGTGGTGTTTCTTTGAAGGTGGCAGGCTGATAGATGATTCACCAAGCCGAGCACCGAATCATCCCGAGTTCAGAGAGAACCGACACGATCAAGCAATCTTAACCACACTCGCATACAGAGAAGGAATCAAATTGCACTGGTGGCCCAGCGTTTACAACAAAGGCGGATCTCCTGAGTTTATTTATGAGAAGTTACCAGAGTACGCGGACGACACTTACCCCGTGCTCTTTTCGCATCACAGACGTCGTAACCATGAATGGGAGAGTGCGGCATGAATAAAGGTCTGATTGCAACGCTAATCCTTGGAATCGGCTTTGCTCTCGCGGCATGGTGGATGAGCAAACATTAAGATGCTTAGCTTCTTACGCAAATACGCAAAGAGAGGAAGGTGCGGCGAATGGAAATAACTCCACAGGAAGACGCCTTGCTGCGACGGATGATTATTGAGTCTGGTGAGATGTGGCGTGAGTGTCGTGATCGAACACAGCCTAACAATCAGGTGGTCATTTGCCAGCGTCCAAGTCGCGCCTTTTACCTGTATTGGATCGGTAACGTCGAAGGCAATATCAATGGCTGGGGAATTCAGGTGCAAGCATTGGAGATGGAAGACGCACGAGAGTTCTTTGTCTCTTTCGGCAGTCACTATCACTATTGGATAGGTGCTGTTTATAGTGACAGTTTGAATCTCCCAGTGCGAGCCTACATCAAGAATGGGCGCAAGGATGATTGGACTATCAGTGTTGGGACCAGCGAATGAGCATTAACTTCCTCAATAAGTACGCAAAGAACTACAGCTACTCCCAGAACCGCGAGGAAGGCATACTTGAGGAATGCCAGAGGCGCGGAATTAACATCTTCCATTGTGTTGAGATTGGCGGGCACGACGGACGCTTCTGCTCCAACACGGCATGGGTGATTGAAACTGATATCAGGGTCGTTACAGGGTTGTTCGTCGAAGCAGATTACAATCGCTATCTCCAGTGCAAATCCAACTGGACACACAATCCAAACGTCAGATCCCAATGCTCCCGCGTAGATGGTCGCAACGTAAACGCCTTCGTTGATGACAGGTGCGATCTCTTATCAATTGACACGGACGGAAACGACTACGAGATCTTCTGCGGCATGAAAGCACGTCCTAAAATCGTCATCGTGGAAATCGACTCCAGCATTGAGCCGCCAAGTGAGAGAGTGAATTCAGATGGTGGAGTTGCGTATTGGAGCATGACAGTGGCAGCACTGGAGCGTGGTTACTTCGTGCTCTGTCACACTGGAAACTTAATCCTAGTCAGGCAAGAGTTTGGCCATCTCTTCCCTGAGTGTGAGCCGCATCCGTTAATTGAATGGGAGTTATATTTCAATCGGAGTTGGTTGTAATGAAGCACATCTCAGATCAGGATAATCGACTTGTTATCGCATTGCATAATGCGTGGAGCCGTGTGCTCTACTTTGTCAAGATCGGTGCGGTTCCGGCATTGAAACATCGGCATCGGTTTCAGCGTTGGACAGGATCTCGGAATTTGTTGTGCTGGTGTGGGGGAGTCAAGAGGCCCGCATGAGCACAACCTACATCGCAGGCCACACCGGACTCGTCGGGAGCGCATTGTTGCGGCGGATTCCTGATGCTGGCACTCGGGCTCAGGAGCAACTTGACCTAACAGATCAGCGTGCCGTTAATGGGTTCTTCTTTGACAACAAGATTGAGCATGTCTACCTAGCTGCCGCTAAGGTCGGCGGTATCCATGCGAATTCGACTCGCCCTGCCGACTTCATCCGCGACAACTTATTAATTCAGGCTAACGTGATCGACGCCGCGTGGACTTGCGGAGTGCGTAAGCTGCTCTTTCTCGGCTCATCCTGCATCTACCCGCGAGACGCGCGGCAACCGATGACGGAAGACGCGCTACTCACCGGACCACTAGAGCCAACCAACGAACCTTACGCGATAGCGAAGATAGCCGGACTCAAGATGTGCCAAGCTTATCGCAAGCAGTACGGATTCAACGCGATCTCCGCGATGCCGACAAACCTCTATGGTCCTAACGACCACTTCGACTCGGTTGACGCGCATGTGATTCCGTCACTGATGTCGAAGCTGTATCGTGCCGCGCTCAACGGAGACGAGTCGATTACGCTGTGGGGCACAGGGAAGGCTAAGCGCGAGTTTCTTCATGTTGACGATCTAGCCGACGCGCTGATTATGCTGATGGCTAACTACGACGTAGGCGAACCTGTCAATGTTGGTTCGGGACAGGAGATTACGATCCGCGAACTGGCCTACATGATTTCAGAGATCGTTAGTTATCGCGGGGGGATTCTATTCGACTCAACTAAGCCCGATGGCCCACCTCGCAAGCTGGTTGATAGTAAGTGGATTAATCATTGGGGCTGGCGTGCTAAAATCGATCTCTATGACGGTCTCCGCTCCACCTTTGACTGGTATCGGGCACGAGTGGGAGAGTCTGGATCAGGGGGAGGCGACCTGTCTGAGATGCGGCGTGAGCAGCACGGACTATGATAGTGACGTTTGCGGCACTGGGGCATTACGGTCGGCTGGCGAACGGCCTGTACCAGATCGCCTCGACAATTGGAATAGCACGCCGGAACAATGCAATCCCCTTGTTTCCTGAATGGCGCAACCACGATCACCGAGAGCGCTTCAACTCCACTGAAGATATCGACGTTGAAAAGTATTTTGAGAATTCCTTACCGCGTTATGAAGGTCCACCGCTGCCGGAGCGGTTCGTTGATTGGGGCTATCACGATGTGATCCTAACTGAGAGCACGAACCTGAGTGGGCATATGCAATCGGAGAAATATTTCTCACACGCGCTGGATGAAGTTAGATGGCAGCTCCGCATGAAAGACGAACCGCCACAGAACGATTACGTAGCAGTCCATTGGCGCGCGGGGGATTATAACGACGGGGAAGGCTATCATCCGCGACTAACGATGAACTACTATCGTCCTGCAATGGCTGAATTTCACGGCGCTAAGTTCCTTGTGTTCAGTGATGACATTGCGGGAGCGCGACAGATGTTTGGGCCAGGAGTTGAGTATTCCGAAGGGCGGGACTACTTGGAAGATTTCAAACGTCTCAAAAAGTGCTCATCATTCATCATCGCCAACTCCAGCTATTCCGCAATGGCCGCAGTGTTAGGCGATGCGCCGGATAAGCGAGTGATTGCGCCGAGGCCGTGGTTTGGAGCGAAATATACGCAGTTGAGGGCGGATGATATTTATGGTTCCGGCTGGAGGGTGATCGATTGGAGGGCTTAATGGAAATTCCAAGGAGCATTATTGAGCGGGATAAAGAAGGCGTAGAAAAGATTACCTATTACGGAGTGCCAGTGACCGAGTTAGATCGTGACGGATTATTGGCCGCATTGAATGTGACGAAACAGGAAGCGCGGTTAAGTTTGGAGAACTTTAGATCCATGCGAGATTTTAATCGCTTTTTGGACTGTTTGTAATGAACGCACTTGAGCCATTACCAAAGCACGAACATGCCGCCATCCTTGAACTCGTGCGGGCCAACAATCTCCCTGAATCAGAACTCGCCTGTCACATGACGCGCCAACAGGCCAGCGGTCGCGGACGACACTCGGAGCGTGGCGGATTCTCAATTCTGAGCGGACAGGAATTCAATATCAGTTACAACCTCATGCTCTGTGAGTACTGCGGGAACCTGGAACCAAGAGCGCATTGTCCGGCAAAGATGCGGGAGTTGGCGCAGAAGTGGTTACATGAATAACGACAACAAAGATCTAGATCGTCTTTATCCGAAATGGATTTGTCCCCTTTGCGGTGACTGGTTTCACATGCCTTGGAAGTTCTGCTCCTGCCCGAGAGAGGAAATCTCCTTGCAAATGTTTAACCAAACTGTGCTAAACTCCGCACGGAATGGATATCGATCTTGATTTCAGACTAATACGCGGATCTTTTACTTGTGTAACCCACAACTTCGTACTGGACGAAAAGGGCCACGAGTGCTCGCGTTGTGGACTCAGGGAGGAAATCGTTAACGGTCAAAAGTTCGTAATCGATCCATCTATGCCGAAAGACGAGATCCGATTAGTCCAGAACGGCATCACGGCCGGGCGCATAATCAACGTACAATGAGCCAGCAATCCCCTAAGCCTGAGTCAACCCTGCTGAATTCGCAGAACGTTCCCTTAGTCAAACCGGACACGTCTCCGCAGCAAACTAAGCAGGAACTACAGAAGATTGAGCGGCAATTATACAATCTGATTGATCGCGTGAAGGGTTTGAGAGAGAAGACCGCATGAAAGATGTCTGTACAGCACGGCCAGTTTGCTCCTAGGGCGGCTGGTCGTGAGTACGACTTGATAACCATTTAGCGAGCCACGAGGCGCAAGACGCTTACCGCCCGCCTGATTTCCTTTAACTGGAGATTAGCGCGGGTTTTCTATTTTGGAGCCTCAACACTATGACGATTGAGCGCAAATCCTATTCGGTTGCTGAAATGAAAGTGGCCGACGATCAGACTGGAGTGATCGAGGCGATCGTTAGTGTTTTCTCCAACGTGGATCTTGGCAACGAAAAAGTCATGCCGGGATTCTTCGCTAAGTCGATCGAAAAGAAGCTGCCGAAAGGTGTCTGGGCGCATGATTGGAAGCAGCCGATAGCAAAGACGCTGGAAGCTAAAGAGCTACTACCCGGCGATCCGCAACTTCCCGCCGCACTTAAGACCCTGGGCGGCGCTTACATCAAAGGCCAGTTTAATCTCGACACTCAGCGCGGACGTGAGGCTTATTCCGATATCAAGTTCGGTATCGTTGATGAATTCTCCATCGGTTACTCAGTGCTGGAAGACAAGAAAGACAAAGAGTCCGGTGTCAGAGAGTTGATCAAGGGTGACTGGAAAGAGTGGAGTCCGGTGCTGGTAGGGATGAACGATCAGACCGCACTTATCTCCATAAAGTCCGATGGCGAATCAAAGGGAATGCTTGCCGAAGAGATGGCCCAAACGACGCCTTCCACGTGGGAAATTGACTCAGCCCTGCGTCGTGTAGTGCGCAAGATTGCCGAGACCGCGAAGGATTCTAATGTGACTGGCGTAGTAATGGACTGGAAGGCGAAGGTCGCGGAAGCGTTCAACGAATACCCGCCCACGATGATTCCCCTCGTCACGGCACAGATTGAAGAATTTCTAACCAGTTCCGATGATGAATTTTACCTCAAAGAGATCACGGCATCCGAATCCTTTGAGTCCTTCGATAAAGCGGCACCCGCTGCGTTGAAGAAGTTTATCGAAAACATGCAGCGCAACCACTAGGCCCGCGTAAAAGAGGGCCGCGTACTCTCGACTTCAAATCGCGCCACAGTGCAGAAGTGCAAAGACTCTCTCACGGCACTCATGGGAGATCTCGACGCGCTACTGGCTATGAGCGAGCCGAAGCCAAAAGAGAAAGAGATCGACGTGGATGCGCTAAGGACTCAATCACTACGCATGCAGAGCCTCGCTATTCGAGCGCTCGCGTAGCTTTCGATACAAAGGAGCAAAGATGGCCGAAGCAAAGAAAACCGCCGCTGAGCAACTCAAGGAGTTGGTCACCGCCGAAAAAGCATTCTGGGAGAAGCAAGGCGACGAGAAACCAACCGCTGAGCAGCAGGCAGAGCTCGACACTCGCTGGAAATCAATCGAAGATCTGTCGGCGCAAGTTGACGAAGAGAACAAGTTTGCCGATAGGACTAAGCGCCTTAAAGCAATCGAAACATTCCTCAAGCAGCCTGTTGATCGTCCTGACTTCGGTAATGGTAACGGCGATGCCGAACGTGAAATGAAAACCGTAGGCGAGCTGATCGCCAACGCTCCGGGGTTTAAGGAATGGCGTCAACAGGTAGCTCCTGAAGGTAAGGAGATGACCGCTTCTTACCAGTTCGGACGCTCGCCAACGATCTCACTCAAGGATATCGGGCTAGGCGATATCTCATTCAAGGATACGTTGGTAATGACCGTTCCCGGCACGGCGGGAGGTTCGATTGTCCGACGTGATTACGGCCCGTGGCCGATTGATCTCCCGTTGCGAACACCTTCCATCCGCGACGTGATTACCATCCTGCAAACAGGCTCAAACATGATTGAATACGTGCGGGTTAACTCGCTCACTCGCGCGGCGAAGATCGTTCCTGAGGCGACCTCGCTTACCGATGACGCCGCATTGAAGCCGAAAGCGGCCATGTCGCTCCAGGTTGTACAAACAGGCGTGAAGACCATTGCGGTCATCATGAACGCTACGCGCACGATCCTTGCTGATTATCCCCAGCTCCAGTCAATGATGACGAACTTCATGCGTACAGACATCGATCTGACGCTGGAAGAGGAGATCATCAGTGGTCCGGGAGGTGCGAATCACTTTGAGGGGCTGGAGAATACTCAAAATCTTACTACGCAGGGTTTTGAAACCGACATGCTGACAACTGCGCGTAAGGCTCGCACAAAGGCGTCCATTGTAGGCCGTGCGCGCTCAACTGCGTTCCTGCTCAACTCCTACGACTGGGAAGAGTTGGATCTAACGAAGGACGCAGAGAACCGTTACTACTTCGGCGGGCCGCTGGCAATGGGGCAAAAGATGCTTTGGGGACTGCCGGTCATTGAGTCTGAAGTCATCCCGCAAGGAACGGGATACACGGGCGACTTGAAACAGTTGGTCGTGTGGGACAGGCAAGATCCGAGTATCTACATCACCGACTCAAACAAGGATCACTTCGAGCGAAATATTATCGACATCCTTTACGAGGGCCGCTGGGCCTTCGGTGTGCTCCGTCCACCCGCAGTTGTGAAGATTGATTTCCAGGCTGGGGCGAACAGCTGATCAAGTCGTAACGACGCCATAGCCGTTACGTAAACAGGCGGCTTCTCTTTTCTTCCCTTGAGGGAAGCCGCCGCTAACTCTTCAAATGAGACTGACTGGTTACTTTCATTTATTTCCGGGTGAGCACAACGCGGGCTCGGAAACTACGGTCCACGCCGCACTCCGAGCAATGGTCAATCGCGGCCACACGGTCAACGTAATCTGCGATCGCAGCAAGACCGCGCCTTACGAGATTGACGGCATCAGTGTAGTCAGACCGCCGCGTCGAGGCGTGCAGTCATGGCTGGAGTATTTCGTCAAGGATTCCGATCTTCTCGTTACTCATCTTGACCTCACCAGCCAAGCCATGAGCCTCGCAATGGCAACGAAGATTCCCCTTGTCCACTTTGTTCACAATGATGCGCAGCTCATGTACTGGCGCGTAGATGCTCGAGTGCCTTACAAGAACGCGCTCACGATCTATAACTCGCACTGGTTAGCCGCAAAGCGGAGTAAGTGGGCCGGACAGGAAATGCCAGATGAGTGGCTGGCACCTTCAATTATTGTTCACCCTGTAGTTGAGCCCGAAAGGTATCGCTGTGAAACAGGCGCTAAGATTACCCTCGTTAATCCGACACCAACAAAGGGCGCGAATACGTTTAAGGCACTGGCAAAACAGATGCCTGATAGTGAATTCCTTGCGGTTGAAGGCGGCTATGGTGATCAGGTAATCACAGCACCCGGAACCGATCCGAAGTACGCCGCCTCAGGAAACATCGAATGGATGGCCCATACGCCGGATATTCGAGAAGTGTTCCGCAAAACTAAAGTGCTGCTGATGCCTTCCGATTACGAGTCTTATGGACGCGTAGGTATCGAGGCTGCTTGCGCAGGAATTCCGACTATCGCGCATCCGACTGAAGGGCTAAAGGAAGCCTTTGGAGATGCGGGAATCTTCATCGATCGAAATGATATTACAGCCTGGTACTTGGAAGTAGATCGACTGCTCACCGATGAGGTTTATTATCGACAACGATCTAACGCCGTGCTTGCGCTGGCCGAATCCCTCAATCCTGAAGGCGAGTTTGACCGACTTGAAGTGGCGTTGATTGAGACTGCCGCGCGATATCAGAATGGAGTACCGGAAGCGATGAAAATGTGGACCTCGGATCGTTGGATCTATAAGATGCAGGACGGGAGCTACAAGGCAATGGATAATCCAGGCCGAATTCCCGTAGGGGCAGTGATACAGATTGCGGGCAAGGGAACGCAGCTTCCCGAATCACTGGCGCGAGAGAATGGCTGGATTGATATTGACGCGAAAGCGATCTCTGCCCCGGCTGAGAATAAAGCCATTGCATCGCCGGAAGAGAACAAGCGGCGCAGCGCGAGCAAGGCGGTTGCCTAATGCTGATTACTACTACCCACGGTGAGATGGACGAATCGCTTCTGGAAAAACGAACCGGAGCGGTGGACAACGAGGATGAGTATACGACATGGACCGAATACTATCTGAATGGTCAACTTGTTCATCGTTCAGTCCATGTGAGACTAAAGAAGAACGTTTCAATTGAAGGTGTAGCGGCTCAGTTCTGAAGGAGAAAACATGGCGAATTCACAGGCAATGTGTACCAGTTTCAAGAAAGAGATCCTGAACGGCATACACGCGCTCGGCACTTCGGTAGTAAGAGCGGGAACGACACCTGATTCTTTTAAGGCGGCGCTGTATCTAGCGTCAGCTTCAAGAGGCGCGGGCGATACAGTCTATAACTCTACAGGTGAAGTCTCAGGTACAAATTACACTGCTGGCGGTGTCGATTTAACCGGATCTCCTGACTGGATTGCACCGGCAACGACTGGAACCACGGCATTCACTACGCCAACAAACTCAATCGTGTTTACGAACGTCACGCTTTCTACAGCCTTTGATGCGGTGCTCATTTACAACTCTACACAAGGTG